AGTTTCAAAAAAATTAAAAATAATTGTTGACAAATCAAATTTTATGTTATATAATAATGAAGCTGACTTGTTGAGGCGACAAAAATTAAATAATTTCGAGGTGTAGCTCAGTTTGGTAGAGTGCTTGGTTTGGGACCAAGATGCCGCAGGTTCAAGTCCTGTCACCTCGACCATAAGAGGGTAACAAAATAGATGTCACCCCGAAAAAGCTCGATTTTATCGGGCTTTTTCGCATTTTATAGAGCGTTTTTTAATAGGTTTAAATAGATGTCAAAACTGAATTTTTGCAAACATACAGGATTTGAACCTATGAAAATCAGCTTTTAGCATTTTTTAATTAAATTTAATATTGTTATTGCAGAGTCAATTTTATAGAAATATAGAATTAGCTCTTTTTTTATTAGCAATCGTTTTTATTTTTTGATTAGAACGGTTGCTTTTTTATTTACAAAAAATTGAAAGGATGAATGATAACAATGACTAATTACGAGAAAATCAAACAGATGTCAATTGACGAAATGGCTCGCAGTTGTATGGACTTTTTTGATTGTCCATATGGCATACCACGGTATTTTGATGTTGATTGTCCTAAAGAAAATCAGTTTAACGGCAGCTGCATTGACTGCACAAAACATTGGCTTGAAAGTGAGGCAGAAGAATGACCGCAAAAGAAATCAAAGACATAAACCGAGAAATTACGAGGTTAAAAGCTAAGATTGCACGCATAGCCACCGAGGCTGACAATACATCGCCTAAGCTGTCGGATTTACCGAGTGCAGGTCAAACATCTGACAAGGTCGGCAATGCGGTGGTGCAGATTGCAGATATTCAGAGGGAGATACAAAACCTTGAAATCCGCCGAAACGCAGCGCTCAACAGCCTATCTCGTGACGATTTTGTGGAGAACTGCTTATTTATGCACCTTAGCTTGCGATACAGCTGGGCGAAGATAGCAGTTGATATAGGCGGAATAAATACACCGGATAACATAAGAAAAATGTGCAACCGCCACCATTGGTAAATTTGTCCGTTTTTCCGTTCTAAGGGTGATATAATATAAAATGAAGAAATCGATAATAAGAGGCATTTTGTAGTTCTCCTTTTTCAAAAATAACGGCAGACCGCTCTCACTTGAGGGCGGTTTTGCTTTTGCTTATTTTTAAATAAAGAGAGGTGGTGACGGTGGCAAAAGGAAAGTATGAAAAATGGCTTAAAGAAGAAAATTTATTACTGCTTGAGGGTTGGGCAAGGGACGGCTTGACCGATGAGCAGATAGCTAAGAATATAGGAATTACAGTATCAACATTTTATGAGTGGAAGAAAAAGTATTCGGAGATTTCGGAGTCCTTAAAAAAGGGCAAAGAGGTTGTGGACTATGAAGTTGAAAATGCGTTGTTATCCTCTGCTCTTGGGGGCAACACAACGGCACAAATATTTTGGCTGAAAAACCGTCGCCCCGACAAGTGGCGGGATAAGCAAAAAGAGGAAACCGACAAGACCGCACTCGACAAGCTCGACAGCATTTTGAAAGAAATCAAAGATGAACGCAGAGGAAAACAAGCCTGTAGAATACAATGGCAAGACATACACAAAGTACGAGGCAACCCAAAGGCAGCGCAGACTTGAAACCGCAATGCGGGCGCAAAGACAGAAAATAAAATTGCTTGAAGATGGCGGGGCAGACGAGCAAGCAATAATTAACGCTCGTGCAAGGTATGTAAAAACTTCCGATGAATATGTGAACTTCTCGAAAAGCGTCGGACTTTCTCAACAATGGGACAGAGTGACAGTCGGCAGTAATACCGTAAAAGGCATTACAAAACCGAAGAAAGCGGAAATGCCGTTAAGAGGTATCAAGAGTGCCGATGACGGAAAAATCAGAGGTATGAACAGCAATAAACATATTGCAAAATCTTCAAAAGGTGATATACTAAAAGAAAAAAAGTAAAGAAAGATTTAGCGGCAGATATTCTGCAAGCCAAGAGAGAATTGACCAGTTAATACAGGATGATTTGTCAGGGATAAATTTTACCGAAAAACCTGTTTACAACTCTCGTATAAGGTCTAATGGAAAAACTACTGTTAGAGAGTTTGCAGATGGCACAGTAAAAGAAGTTGTAAAAGTTGAAATTGGCAAACAAGATAATAGTAGTGCTGAGTCTTTAGAAGACTCAATATTGCATGAAGAACTTGAAACGAGAATAGCAATTCGCTCTAGATACTCAAAACGATACAAAGAGTTATATAAATCAAACGATGACGAAAGACATAGATACATAAATCGTGTTATAGAACGATACTTTAAAATTAAGGGGTGGAACTATGAGTTGGCAACAAATTGAAGACATATTGTTTGATGGCACAGAAGATGATATTAAAAATTTGAGTTGCCCAGAATGTAAAACTCCAATTTACTACACATATAATAAGGGCGCAAAATCATTAAAGTACGGTTGTAAAAAATGCGGTATTTCTATCAGGTCAAATGGTTGTTTTAGTCAGCCGAATTGTTATCATTATCAGTAAAGTCAGGAGTGATTTGGAGTGAAAAGAATATTCCATGAAGATGATTCGGTAATAAAAAAGATACTAAATTCTATTGGCAATGATGAACTTTCAGAAGAAGAGAAAAAGCGTTCAATGTCAAATGAGTTTGACTATTTGGAAGAAGACTAACCGCTCCGTAACAAGAGCGATTTTGTTATTTTTTTTGGATAGATTGTTTGAGGTGGAAAATTTCGTCCCCGTCCACACGCCGATGGTTTGACAGGGAGCAATCCCGAGAGATGCAGGAGAAAGGGACGCCTGCCAAACAACCAATCCGAAGCCACTTGTACCTTGTATAAGTGGCTATTTCTATATCTAAGCCTATTAGCACTTAATCAATCAGATTGAGTGCTTTTTTAATACCCAAAATCAGAAAGGCGGTGACAGAATGAAAGTAAAAGTAGTTGTGTCGTTTAACGATAAAATGAACGGTCTTATCAACAGACCTGTCAATGAAGTCTTTGAATGTACCAAAGACCGAGCGAAAAGCCTTATTGACCGAGGTTTTGTTATTGAGGTTGCAGACAACAAAAATAAAGCAGACTAAGCACCCTTGCATTTGATTGCATAGGTGCTTTTATTTTACCCCGCCGTTGGTTTATACGGCTGAATTTCTACCGCAGGCAAAGCGGCAAGGCAGGGCGGCTGCCCTGATTGTGCAAAATATATCGGCAAGGTGTTTATTGATGATGTGTATTCAAACGGCAAAAAATCGGACGGTGATTATCCGCTGCTTTCAACCGCCATAGCGGAGGGACTTTTTCACCCACGTTGTAAGGACAGCACAAGCACCTACTACCCTGAACTTGACGATTTGGGCGGACCTCTCTCCGATGACGAGCTTGCAGAGCTTGACCGCCAAAGAGGACTTGAAGTACAGCAGCAGCACGCAGAAAAGCAAGCCGAACGCTTTGACCGCAGGGCAAAATACAGCCTTGATGAGGACAACAAGAAGTTTGCTAAAGCAAGAGCAGACGAGTGGCACGATAGGGCGGATAAGTTGGCGGAAAAAACAAGAGATTTTACTATCGACGACAGTAAGCAGAAATATTATAAATCTGTAGTTGACGGAGGTGAAGAAAAAGACTTTAACAGAAAAAACAGCGGTAAAAAAATTACAGTAAAAGCACATAAGACCACGGGCAGTAATGATATTTATTTATCAGATAAAGTAAAACTGAAACGCAAGCAATTCCATAAGTTTGATAAGAATGTTACAAAGATTTATGAAATGCTCGGTCAGAGCAAATCTGAAAATAAACCTGCTATTTGCATATTATCCCCCGAAGAAATGGGCAAAAATGCAGTTGCAACTTACATACCGACTGATAATGTTTTAACTGTAAATTCAGCTTATTTTATAACTAAGAATTTAGCCGAATTGCAGAAATCGTTTGCTTGTTCTGACAGTGAATTGAGTTCGGTACTTCATGAGCTTATCCATTGGCAAGATGCCGAGAAATACAGACAAAAATTCGGTAAAATTACCGATTATAACGCATATTGCGATTATCTTAATAAAATTTATGCTCCAAAGGTTGAAAAATTGATAAGAAGCGGTTATAATATAAGTGATATAAGCGAGTATGCCTATAGAAAAATGATGGAAATAAAACCTGAATTTGATGAAATTTTTGATGAATACCGAGTAAAGACACTGTTAGGAGAGTGATTTTATGAGACTAATACCTTCTGAACAAGAAAATTTGAAATTTGAGATTATTAAGCCCTATTTAAAACTTGACGGTTTAAGGTATGTGTTAGATGAAGAGAAAGCTCCTTCTAATGTAAAAAAAGCATATGAAGAATTTCTTGAAATCAGAGAAAAAGCTCTTCATGATGCTTTGGTAGATAATTGCTTAATCTAACCGCTCCTTGTGGGCGGTTTTGTTATGCGTGAATTTAATACAGAGATTAGCACTTAATCAATCGGATTGAGTGCTTTTTTTATGCGAAAGGAAATGTGAAATGACTAATGAAGAATTTTTGAAACTTGCAAAAAGGACAGTAAAAGACTATACAACAGAACATCTTGATAAATCAGACGGCGAAGTCGACTTTTGCGTATACGTTGTTTGGTCTTGTAAAACACTGCAAAACAGCAAAGCACTTCTGTCAACAACGCTCCGTGACGGTATGTATTATGAGTGTACATACAACGGTGACAAAGACGAAATGTACTTTGATGCGTACAAGAAGTTTGAAAACAGGGTAATTAAACACTAAAAAGAGCGGTTTTGTTATTTTAACTTGCCCGTAAAGGGTTACAATTCGTAAAAACGGCTTGTTTTCGGAGTTTTTAACTTGCCTATAACTTGCCAAGATAAAACTTAATACATCAAATCAGCACTTTGAGAAATCAGAGTGCTTTTTTGTATTTAAACCCGTCGATTTCGACGGGTTAGAAAGGCGGTGACAAAATGAAAGTAAGAGTAATTACATCGTTCAACGATAAAACCGAGGGGTTTATTAACAGACCGATTAATGAAGTTTTTGAGTGCTCCGAGCAGAGAGCAAAGCAGCTCATTGACGGCGGCTTTGCGGCGGAGGTTAAGCCAAACGCTACGGAAAAGCCGAAAAGAAAGACAACAAAAACAGCTTAAAACGCACTTGTGAGTGACTGCACAGGTGCTTTTTTATTGTCCGAAGAATTGTCCGAAGACGCTAAACTACGGGAGACACCGTGCAAAACTGAAACAGAGAGACACTCTATAAACTGATTACGGGAGACACCCGATAACTGAAAGGATTGATAAAATATGGCAGAAAATAACCCAACACCTAACCCAAACGAACCACAGCCGACACCGCAGGGCAACCCTGCACCTACATTTGACTATGACAAGCTTGCAAGTCTTATTAACGGCAAACAGAGCGTGACAGAGGACACGGTTTTAAAGTCATACTTCAAGGAGCAAGGATTGTCAGCAGATGAGATGAAACAGGCAATCGGTGCTTTTAAGGAGCAGAAAGCCAAGAACACACCCGACATTGCGAAAATGCAGTCGGAAGTTGAATCCGCAAACAACGCAAAGCTCACGGCAGAAGTCAATCAGTCGGCAACTCTCGAAGCCGTAAAACAGGGTGTAGATATTGCAAGTATTCCGTATGTGCTTAAAATGGCAGATTTTTCGGCTGTAACGGCAGACGGCAAAATCAACACAGAAAAGCTGACCGAGGCGGTTAAGAAAGTGCTTGACGATATTCCTGCACTCAAAGCAAAAGCAAGCGAAAACGCTGGCGGTGTTCAGAGAATCGGCGGTGACGGTAACGGCAACAAAAATTTAACAGAAGATGCCTTAAGAGGAATTTTCGGCATCAAATCGAAAAAGTAAGAAAAGAGGTAAATAATTATGGCAGTATTAGAATACGCAACTATTTTCAGTAATGTTTTAAGAGAATTGTACGGTCAAGCCCTTACTTGTGATGACCTTTACCACTCAAACTCTGACATTCAGATTATCAACGGTAAGGATATTAAAATCCCGAAACTCTCGGTCAGCGGTTATAAAGACCATACACGAGGTGCAGGCGGTTTTAATTCGGGTACATATTCAAACGGTTACGAAACCAAAACCCTTGACCACGACAGAGATATTGAGTTTGCTATCGACCCTATCGATGTTGACGAAACAAATATGGTAGTAACTATCGCAAATATTCAGACACGCTTTGAAAAAACACAGGCTATACCTGAACTCGACTGTTATACTTACAGCAAGATTTATACAGAAGCTAAGCGAGTTGGTGCAACAGTAAAAACTACTGCATTAACTGCGGCGAATGTGCTTGCAGATTTTGACGATAACCTTGAGGCTTTTGCCGAAGCCGGTGTACCGCTCGACAGGGTTATTCTTTATGCGACACCACAGTACAAAAAGCTTTTGAAGAATGCAGAGGGTATTCAGAGAACACTTGAAATCAGTTCCGCAAAGGGCATTGACCGCCGTGTTCGTTCCGTTGATGATATTGATAAGATTGTAGAAGTGCCAAGCTCAAGAATGAAGTCTTTGTTTGATTTTACAAACGGTTGTGTTGCTGACAGTTCAGCTAAGCAGATTGACTATATTCTTATTGACCCGGAAGCACAGGTATCAAGAGTTAAGTATTCATATATCAATGTCTATACTCCGCGTTCTGACAGCCGAACAGCTGATAATTATATATATCAGAACAGAAAAGTCAATGGTACTTTTGCCATTGATGAACTTATGAAGCAGGGCGTAATCATTCACGCAGAGGCTTAAAGCGAGGTGAGCAAAAATGAAAGCAATTAAAGACAATAAGTCATATACAGTCAATACAGATGAGGAAGCTAAGACTTATGTATCTCGTGGTTATGATATTCAGGACGACAATGGTGAAATCAAAGAATACGGCTTAGGCAAGAAAATTTCTGTTGATGATTACAATACTTTGAAGAAAGAAAATTCAAAGCTCAAAGCCGAAAACAAAAAGCTTAAAGAGAATATCAAATCAGACACAAAGGAATAAATCTATGTTTGCGGATTACATTGAACAGCAGGGCGGAGATGAAAAAAGCATTATCTCCGCCGCTCACATCGACATTCTGACCTTTAACCGCATTGATTTTGAAAAACTTTCGGAAATGCAGAAGAGAATCATCAGCAGAGTGCATAGCAGACTTACTGCTTTTGAAGAAGAAAATGCCGATATGATTTCTTCCTATCTGAAAAATTACAACATCAACGGTGTGGGTATGGAGTTTGGCGCAAGTTGGAATTTGATGTGCATAAGCGGTGTGGCAATTCCTGCGGACCTCTACTCTCTGCTTAAATCAACAGGGCTTTGTTATCCTGCAATATGAGGTGATATGTTTTGAAATTTCCGTCACTTGTAAAAAAGCAGTTCTGTAAAACTCCTGTCGAGGTCACAATCTACTGTGAGGGAATAACCAAGGACGGCTCTCCTGTTGTTGCCTTTCGCTGCGGAGAAATATACCCGTCAGACACCTTATTGCCGAACACTAATTTGTTTGCGGGTAATGCTCATTGCAATATGCAGTCAAAAGCAAAGACAGTATATACAAAAGAACAGAAAATCGTGCAGGTGTCTGCAGTGCTGCTTTTTGACGGTGACATTGCTCCCGACACCCCGACTTTGAGCGCAGGCTTTGTAGTGCTTGATGGAGTAAAGCGTAACATCGTACAAGGCATTAAACACCGCAACCCTGACGGTACGGTGAATTATACGGAATTGGATGTGATTTAGTGAGCTTTTCTGTAACATCAAAAATCAAGCTGAATTTGCCTTTATTAAAGCAGCTTGATAAAGCACAGCAGACGGCATTGCGCAATACCACAGACGCATTGCTTACACAGATTAAAAACAGTCAGGTTATGCCGTTTGATACAGGTAATTTGCAGAACGAAAGCACCTTTGCCGATTACGCAAATCTTGCCGAGGGCGAAACAAAAATCGTATCGAGTACACCGTATGCCAGACGGTTGTATTTTCATCCCGAATATAATTTCAGCCGTGAGGAAAACATTGCCGCCGGCGGCAAGTGGCTTGCACCTTGGCTCAAGGGTGGCACAAGGCAAAACTTTTGTCAAAAGGCATTTACACGATTTTACAAGCAGGAGGCAGGACTTTGATTTATTTATCTGACATAAGGGACTTTTTAAAGACTGTCTTTAAAGCAGAGCATTACTACATCGGTAAACTCGATAACAAACAAGATAAGTCCCTCGGTGTGTACTCTCTCAAGCAGTCGGGTGCTCCTGTAAGGGCGATTGGTGACGATAGTACATACAACACAATCAGCGTGTCTTTACTCTTGCATTGGAACAACAACGCAAATGAAACAGAGCGACAGGCACGCAATTTATTTGAAACGCTTTACAGTGTAAAAGATGTTGAAATCAACAAACACACAATTTATATGATTGAACTGCTCACACCCGAGCCTGTCGATGTAGGCACAGACGACAAGGGCGTTTATGAGCAAGTCATTGAAGTTAAATTTTATTATGAAAGGATGTAAATAATCATGGCAGTATCAAGTGGAGTTTATCCATGTTATGAAAATCAGTTTGCGGTAGGTAAGGCAGGTACAGACACCGCCACAACAGCAATCGCAAATTGTGAGGAGCTTTCGGTTGCATTTGACAACGGCGTTGAGGAATGGACAGCGTTTGAGAACGAGGGTTGGAAGTCAAGACTTATGACAGCCAAGAGCGTTACAATCTCTGTAAAGGGCAAGCGTACAATCGGTGACGCAGGCAACGATGAAATCGCAGAGCTTGCGTTTAAGAACGGCACAGCCGCACAGCTTCCGTTTAAGTGGACTTTCCCGAACGGCGCAAGCGTACTCTTCAAGAATGCGGTTATCTCTGTAACAGCAAACGGCGCAGGCGCAAGCACAGGTGTTGCACCTCTTGAATTTGAGGTTATGTCAAACGGCAAGCCCGAATACACACCTGCAGCCTAAGGAGGTATAAAGAATGTCAAAAATTATTGATATTACAAACAAGCTCAATTTTGATGAAAGACCTAAGCTCGTAATTAAGGGTGCTGAAATTGAGGTCAACAACGACGCAATTTCTTTTATCAAGGCTATTGCTCTTTTCGACAGCGAGAACGGTATATCAAGCACTGACATTTTATCTGCGCTTGAGCTTCTCTTTGATGAGGAGAACAGAGAAAAGATTGCAAAACTTCATCTCTCGTTTGCTGACCTCTCAACTGTTATTAAGACAGCAACAGAGCTTATCGCCGACAATGACAGCGAGGGGGAAATTCAGACCCCGGCTACGACTTAATAGATGATTTCGATTTAATCGTATCGAGTTTTAAGTCAGAGTACGGGGTGAGCATTTACTCCGAAGATTTTAAAAAGATGACTTGGGCGGAGTTCAGCTCTCTGCTGTGTGGCTTGGGAGCTGACACGCCTCTTGCGAGAACGGCTCAAATTCGCCTTGAGAACGATGAAAATGTTTTGAAGAACTTTACATCATCTCAACATAAAATACGCAACAAGTGGCGTTCACGCACAGCAAATAAACGCACGCAGGCTGACATAAACACAGCCTTGCATGACTTTGAAATGATATTTGCAAATATGTAAATATTGCATACAATTTTGTTTATTTTAATGAAATTCTTGACTTTTGTGTATATTTTTGGTAATATTTAATAAATGCTAAGTATTATAACATTGTAAAAGCCACTCCAAACGGGGTGGCTAAAATTTTATCAAATTATACAGCGTACATCTTCGGGTGTGCGCTGTTTTTATACCACAAGGGTGTCACATTTCGTTATGCCCTTTTAATTTTACAGAAAGGAGTGTGATTATATGATTACTACAGTTGGCGAAATTGGTCTGAAACTTGTGCTTGATTCGTCAGGCTTTACTAAATCGATTAATGCAGTGCAGGAGCAGGCAAACAGCGTAAGCAATAAGATGTCTGCTAAGTTAAAAAAACTCGGTACAGCGGTTGTGGCTGCTTTTTCGGTTGCCTCTGTTAAGAATTTCGGTCAGCAGTGCATTGAATCGGCGGCAGAGGTTAATGCCGCAAATTCGCAGTTTGAACAAACATTTGGCTCAATGCAGTCACAAGCTGAAAGTGCTATTGCTACGGTATCTAAAAACAGCGGTATTTTGAAAACACGCTTGCAGGGTGTGGGTACAAGTATCTATGCATTTGCAAAAACTACGGGTATGGACAGTGCAGATGCTCTTAATATGATGCAAGAGGCTTTACAGGTAACAGCCGACAGTGCGGCATATTACGACCGTTCGCTTGAAGATACCGCAGAAAGTCTTAAGTCGTTTCTTAAAGGTAACTTTGAAAATGACGCCGCACTTGGTCTGTCTTGTACAGAAACAACACGAAACGCAGCGGCTAATAAGCTGTATGGCAAGTCATTTACGGATTTGTCGGAATCGCAGAAACAGCTCACGCTTTTGCAAATGGTCAAGGACGCTAATCAGCTTTCGGGTGCTATGGGACAGGCAAGCCGTGAAGCAGACGGTTGGGAGAATGTAACAGGCAACTTAAAAGAGAGTTGGAATCAGTTGCTTGCGGTTATTGGTAAACCTATTCTTCAAGTAGCAACTAACATTGTGCAAAAGTTGTCATCAGCTATCACAAAACTTACAGAGTACGCCAAAGGGGCGATAAATGCACTTTCAAAGCTGTTCAACTGGGGCGGAGATGATACGGCTGACAGCATTTCAGCCGCTGCAAGCTCGGCAGAAAATTTGAGCAGTGAGGCTGAAAGTAGTTCGGAATCTTTAGAGAATGTTGCAGACAGCTCGGAAAAAGCAAAGAACAGCGTTGCAGGTTTTGACAAGCTGAATGTTATTACTAAATCAGATAGCGGCGGTTCTGATACTTCCGCAAGCAGCACATCGGCAAGCAGTGGTACTTCTGTCGCAAATACTGTTGTTAAAGACACAAACAGCGGTGTTTCGGGTGCTTTTAAAAATCTATACGAAAAGAGCGGATTTAAAGGCTTTGTTCAAAATGTTCAAAAGGGTATTAACAAGGTTGATTGGTCATCAATCAGCAAAAACTGCAAAATAATTTTTGATAATGTTAAGCCGATAGCCAAAAAAAGTTTTGAGAAGATTCAGCAGGTGAGTGCCGCCAAGCTCAAGGCGGTCGGCTCTGCATTCGGAGCGGTTGCGACAATCGGCGGAAAATCGTTTCAGACCATTTCAGGCGGTGTCGCAAAGTGGATTTCCAAAGATAAGGACAAGATTATCGGCTTTGTTGATACTATCGGTGATAATATGACCGATGGCTATAACAACCTGTCAACTTTTTTTGATAATTTCGGTACGCTTGCAGGTAATGCAATTGACAATGTTCGCCCACAAATGGAGGACGCAATTTCAAATCTTTTAAGCGGTCTTACAACCTTTGCAGGTTCGGTTGGTGAAGTTATTTCAGGCGCATTTTCAATCGCAACCGAAAGCCTCGTCGAATGGACTGAAAACGACGGTGCAACAATCACAGAATTTCTTGAAAATTTACAATTGCAGTTTGCAGATGTGTTTGACTTTATCGGTCAGATTTTCGGAGATATCGGAACAATTATCAGCGAATGGTGGAACGGCAACGGACAGGAAATTTTTCAGAATGTGTGTGATATGTTTCTTAATATCGGCACAACACTGATGAATGTGTACAATCAATGGATTAAGCCTGCGTGGGATTTTATCGTGGCAATTGTAAAGTCAGCGTGGGAAAATTGGCTGAAACCTGTTTTTGAGGGGGCAATAAACTTCTTCGGCAAGGTCGCAGACTGTGTTTCAACCGTGTGGAATAATTTTCTGTCACCGCTTGTAAACTGGCTTGTCAGCTTTTTGGGTCCTAAAATTCAGAACGTTTTCAATGCTGTAAAAAGAGTGTTTGATAATGTGTTTACATTCATCGGTGGATTGGTTAATTCAATTCTTAAAACATTCGGCGGTCTTATTGACTTTATCACAGGTGTTTTCTCGGGCGATTGGAAAAAAGCATGGCAAGGTATTCACGACTTTTTCAAAAGCATTTGGGATGGTATCGGTGCTGTGTTCAAATTTATTGTAAATGCTATCATTGACGGTATCAACAGTTTGTGGACAGGCATTTATAACTTTGTTTCGGGTGTTATCGATGCAATCGGCGGAATTGCAGGGGCCATTGGTTCTATCATCGGACAGGATTGGAGTTTTTCAATGCCTGAAAATCCGCCTCTCATTCCACGACTTGCAACAGGCGGACTTGTCAAAGCACCGACACTTGCGGTAGTCGGAGATAACGCAGGAGCTAATTCGGGCAATCCGGAAGTTATTGCGCCGCTTAGCAAGCTACAAGGTATGATTAATACTTCTAACGGCGAGGATACGGTAATTCTCGGCGAAATTCTGTCGTATCTTAAAAAGCTGTATGAGATGTTCGTAATATTCAGAAACAACGGCGGTAACTACTATCAGTTTGTCGCTGAAATTAACGGCAATGATATTTTTAACGAAATCGTAAAGCAAAACGAACTTTATAAAAACCGCCATAACGGCAAATCGGCATTTGAGTAAAGGAGGTGCAATATGTCAAATTATAAAGGTTATTTACTAAAATTCGGAAATACCGAATTTCCTAATAACTATTTCGCTGAATATTCGTCAACACCTGATCAGCGTATGGACAACGATGCCGAGCGTGACGATAACGGCAGTTTACAGCGTTCAACACTGCCGACAGGTAAGACAAGCATTACTTTTTCTACCCACATTCTGCACTTGAACGAGAAAATCAATATGCAGAATATTATTAATTCTGCAATCGTGAACACAGTACAACGCAAATGCTATGTTACCTACTGGAACGATGAAACAAACTCATATGACAGCGGATATTTCTATATTCCAGATATTGAGTTTTCGGTTATGGACGCAAGCAAGACAGACATCCGCTACAACCCGATAAGCATTGAACTTATTGAGTATTAACTTATTGAGTATTAAGGGGGTGTGGTATGATAAATTTAACAGATGAGGTCAAAAAGCAACTGTTGAACGACAGCTTGCAAAGGGAAATAATTATCAGCTTTCCTGACGACGATATTCCAGACATCACTGGCGAGAATATTGTATCTGAAAGTCTTGAACTTACGCAGGCAATCAGTGACGGCAAGGAGTTTAAACTCGGCGGCTGTATTGCGGGTCAGCTTACTGTAAGAGTGATAAATGTTGACACAGAGCTCAACGGCAAACGCATTAAAGTTATAATGAAACAGTCATACAGCAAGGGGCTTTTATTTCCCTCGGATACGGTATTGCCGAGTGCAGATTTATATTGCGGTTATCAGTCTGGAGTTATTGAGGTGTCGCTATTCTGCGGTACTGTCAACAGCTCATCAAGACAGAAAAACAGGGCGGTAAAGGAAATTATCGCATATGACGATTTATACCTCGCTTCGCAAAAATACGCTTACAACTACTTTACAAGCCTTGCGATTTATTCGCCAAAAATAAGTTTATATGATTTGAGAGTATATCTCTGCAGCAGCTTTTTAAAGGATTATGATTACGAAAACGAATTTACAGGCTTTAATGACAGCAATGAGCTGTCACTGAAATTGGATCTTGTAAAATCGGTTTTCAATGACAAAACCACGATAGCGGACTTGTTGAGTGCGTACTGCGAACTTAATGCTTGTTTTGCAATTATGAGCGGAGAGGGCAAGATAAAGTTTATTCAAATTTTAAATCCTAAAACCGAGGTCGTTGACAACTACAGCAACCTCGACTTTGAGGAATACACAACACGCAGTATTAATCTTATTAAGTTTAAGTACAACAAGGACAGCTATTTTTCGTACGGTCATACAGAAGAAGAAAAACAAAGTTGGTATATATCTGACAACATAATTACTGCGTGCTGTACCGACATTGCAGGTATTGTTACAAGTTTTAACGATAATAAAGGTAACAACTACATCTTTTACAATTTGTATGCTTACAGGCCTTTTAAAGCTGATGTTTACGGCAGGTGGTGGCTCGAATGTGGCGACAAGGTGAGCATAAAAACAGGCTTTACGGACACGGAAACGGTCGACAGTTTTATCCTTGAACGAACGCTGAAAGGCACTAACGGCATGAGAGTAAGGCTGACGGCAGAAGGTACAGAATATTTAGGAAAGGATGAGATAAATGAGTTACAGCAAAATTAATTGGGTTGACGGAGCTGTTCCAGCGCTGAACGCAACAAACTTAAATCGTATGGACGACGGTATCTACAGCAACAGTGTGGATATAGCAGTAATGGGCACTAATACAAAAAAATTATTGAAGAACAGTCCTAACTATGTAACGAGCGGCACTGTGTATAACAGTGTTAATTCGCTTAGGCAGACCGTTGTGCAGAACAAAGCCGATATAGAAAAATCGCTTGCAGACAAATATGATGCGGCAAATAACGAAATCGGTTCGGGAGAATTATCTCCGGCGCAGACAATTTATGAGGGCAGTGCGGGAAAATTCGTTTATGTAAAGAACGGCGACGCAGTTACTGTGTCTGTAAATATTACAAGTATGTTGGCGGATACAAACTATTTGCAAATGTCGGGTTTGCCGTTCCCGTCAAAAACAGAAAGTAAACTTGCAAGTATTGCCGTATATTCTACAAAGAATAAATTGCGTAATGTGAGAATAGACGGCTCTTGGATTTATGTCAGCTCAACTGACAAATTTGCAGAGGGCGAAAAAAATCAATTTCATTATTACATACATAATCAAATAAGGAGCGAATTACTATGGAAATCAAAGAAATAATTACGCTTGATATGCTTACAAAAGAGGGAGTGAGCGTATTAAGACAGAGGGTTATTGAAATCGGCGGCACAGAAATGCAGGTCGGCGGTAATGTTCGAAACGCATATATGAATTGTGAAAACGACAGGGAAATACTTAAAGCCGAGCTTTCGGAAGATTACTACAACGCAGTTATGGCTGTATGGGAGGTATAAATATGTCGTATAAATTTAAAGAAATATGGTGCAATAAAGGTAATTTCACAGAGAGCAACAGAAAATCTTCGGAAATTGATACACTTGTTATTCATTACACCGGCAACAACGGCGACACAGCAGAAAACAACGGTAACTACTTTAAGAATAATGTAGTTGAAACATCTGCACATTATTTTGTCGATGATACAACTGTTGTACGATCTGTCGCTGACAAAAATATTGCTTGGCATGCAGGCGACTGGGATATTAATTGCCGTTCAATCGGAATTGAAATAGCAGGTTCAACAACAGAATGCACAGGCAAGACACTTGAAAATGTAATCTTACTTGCTCAACGACTTATGAAAAAGTATAACATCAAAAAAGACAAAGTAATTCACCATTATGATGCTAACGGTAAAATCTGCCCGGTCTTTTGGTGCGGTTCATCAGCAAAGGACAAGCTATGGAGAGAACAGTTTTTAAATAAACTTGAGAGTAACTCTGAAAGCAAAGAGGAATCAAAAGTTGAAAAAGATGATAAACCTACGATTGAATATTGCGTATTTGCAGACGGTAAGTGGTTACCAACTGTAAAAGGTTTATCAGACTTCGCAGGCATTGCCGGCGAGGCAATCAGCGGTCTTGCAATCAAAGTAACAAAAGGTAAGATTAAGTACAGAGTGCATATTAAAGGCGGTAACAGGCTTAGCTGGGTTACAGGTTTTAATCTTAATGATGATGTAAACGGCTATGCCGGTATTCTCGGAATGGATATTGATGCTGTACAGATTTATTATACAACTCCTGCTGATGTTAAGTCCGCACACGGCAGCTACTATAAGGCTACATACAGAGTTTCTGCAGTTAATGAAGACTATTACGATTGGCAGCACGATGACGAAAAAGACAGTAAGCAGGACGGCTACGCAGGAACAAAGGGCAAGGCTATTGACCGTATTGAGCTTACTTTAACTTGATTTGGAGGTATAACTAAACTATGAAAGACAATATTATTCAGGCTACTGTTTCAGTAGCTATCGGTGCTCTGATATCATATTTTAATATCTTACTTATCCCAATTCTTGTGCTCATCGCTGTAATGCTTATTGATTATATTACAGGACTGACATCTGCGTACAGAAACGGTGAATTAAAAAGTAAAACAGGTTTAATCGGGATTTTGAAAAAAGCAAGCTATCTCGCTCTTGTGGTTGTTGCGGGTGTTGTCGATTATTTAATCTGCACAGGCTTAGCGGCGGCAAATGTAAATATAGGTGTCACATATTGTTGCGGTTTAATTGTAACGATTTGGCTCATCATCAACGAATTAATCTCAATTCTCGAAAATCTCTCGGAGTTAGGCACGCCAATTCCGAAATTCCTTGTAAATATCGTCCGCCGATTGAAAAATACAGTTGAAAACAAAACCGATACAGACACAAAAGAATAGCATATATAAGTTTAGCCCCTCGCTTATTTGAATTTTAAAATCAAGGTGGTTCAGTAGGTGGCTCAAAATTGAAAAAAGTATAGTGTCTATCGAATGTTTTTAAGATTGTATTTGCGGTTTGGGAGCGTAGACGGACACATTTTTGACCTTTCCGCAAATCCTCAACAAAGCCTTACACACGGCGGTTTCAGCTCTTTATTTTTTCGTTAATTTATGTTATAATAAGGCAACGACCACATAGTATCCCACAGATACTGAAATCACAAAAATTAAATAAATCCGGGTGTGGCGCAGCTGGGAGCGCGGGTGGTTTGGGAGCATAGACAGTGTTCGCACCGCACGAAAGCGAAAACCGCCGAAAACCCTTCAACCGTGCGTATTTCGGGCGGTTCGGAAAATGAAAAAAGGCAGTCAAATCCGTGTTTGACCACAGATTTGACCACTTAAGATTTGACCACTTACATGACCACAATTTAATAACTATCGGGGTGTAGCGCAGTTGGTAGCGCGCTTGCTTTGGGAGCATAGACGGACACATTTACGACCTTTCCGCAAATCCTCAACAAAGCCTTACACACGGCGGTGTTTCGGCTCTTTATTTTTCCGCCAATTTGTGTTATAATAAGGCGACGACCACATAGTATCCCACAGATACTGAAATCACAAAAAACTTAATAAATCTGGGTGTGGCGCAGCTGGGAGCGCGGGTGGTTTGGGACCATCAGGCCGCAGGTTCGATCCCTGTCACTCGGACCAACTTTGGGAGGAACCGCTGATGAAAATCGGCGGATTTTTTCTGTTTTAGATACTTAATTAAGTCATTCTTTACAGCGGAGCAGTATAAAATGAACTATCCGGAAATTCCGGATAGTTCATTTTAGCTTAAGTCTTTTCTTTGTTTAATGCTGTCCAATTATTATTTATTACAAGGACTATTGTAGCTTAGGTATTCATCGCTCTTCTCGTAAGCATTACAGTATTACACAAAAATGTTTCCTTTGAACTCCATACCTGATTTGTTGGGATATTCTAATGGTTTGTTCTTTTCTCCAACCTCTGATTTGCAACAGTCTTTATATTTCCTTCCACTTCCGCACGGACAATGAGCCTGATTCTTCGTTTTAGCGTATAAAGCAGGATGCATAACTATACTTTCCCTATCAACTCTTTGTTTGTATCTTTGTGTTTCATAAAGGAAGAACATTAAGATGTATGCACTTTGCATCAATTTTACACTTTCAATAGCAACATCCAACAGATATGAGGTTTTGTTTTCTCCTGTTGTCTGAACAGTATACTCTATTGTTTGCTGTATCCCTTTATAGTTATAATCATTATGTCCTATTGCATTCCTCATTTCATTTGAATCACTTGAAATATTAAACGTTTTAGCGAAAAATTCTTCAGATCCCAAATGCTTTATTCTATTTCCTTTGCTCTGCTTACTAAATTTATCCATATCAAACTTATTAGTGAACAAATTGAAAGCGTCTCTGTTTTCTATATTGTCTAACCCAACAACCAAATCACAACATTCCGCCAAATTTTCATAAGTATCTTGATAAAAACTTTTAATATCCTCGAAAGAACATGTTGTTAATCCCAATGTCTCTTTATCTATGGTAGTTGGATCATCATACAGGTTTGCACAGATTGCAGGAATCAAATTCTTTACAATTTTTATGTAAGAAAACATTATTTCAAACAACTTAGCCTGGATTGTTACAATACGATTTTTTTCATCTAAAAAATTGATATACTCTTTTAATGCTTGTGTATTTAAATGCCGGAAATGATCATTTATTTCAAGCAAAGTTCTCTTGATTTCCTTTTTCTTGAAAATGCCACCACAATCAAAGAAAAACGAATAATACACATAGCGCATAATTTCAAAATCAGAAGAAAGATTATATCCTAATCTTTTCGCATCCATTTCGTACTTATCTCTGATAAGATCCATTTTACCGTTCAAAAATAAATTATATTTTATTTGTTTTGAATCCCATCTTTTTATTAAGTCAGATGCAAAACAAGCATAGTTTATAAAATTGTTTTTATCGTCCAGGCTCATAGCTTCAAAAAAACCAAACACTGGGGATAAGCTTGGCGGATTAGAAAGGTCTTCTTTTGTGCCAGGCAAAAGTTCGATCTTTTTACACAAGATTTCACCAGATGCTTCTCCATAGTATTCATAGTTTTGCGGCAAAACTTCTTTACAGTTTCCAGGAACATAATATGCTCTTCTATCCTCGTTATCAGAAATGAACTCGCCCGTTAATAATGTATTACAATTCCCACAATGAATCCGCACCGGAGTGTTATAAATATAACCTGCTGGCGTTCTCATACGAGTAACCGTTTCACAGACAGGACACTTTATAAAATAGTTAACCGTCATTCTTTTCACCTTCCTTGTTTCTCCATTATATAACAAAACCAAACAATATGCAAACAAACACCGCCACGGAATTTCCGTGGCGGTGTTTGTTGTGTCAACCTTCTTGCTCGGCATTTTCAGCCTTGAGGCGTTCTTTCTCGGCGGCGATCTCGGCTTTCTTTTCCTTTATCATCTCGGCGAGGAGTACCTCGCATTCTTCTCGGTTTTTTGCATAGATATTAAACTTTTTTCGGGTGCCGTCCGGCAGGCGCGGGAAGAAGCTGCCTTCCCACAGGTTATCATTGACCTGATACACGCATCCTGTTCCTGACTTGCGGATCTTTCGCTCTATCGGCTCAAATTTGGGTGACACGGGCGATTTAATCTCCGGCGCGGGCCTTTCCTCCGCCTCAGGCATCTGTGCGTCTGTTTTGCCGATTTTGCGGTCAATATGCACTGCCGCCTGCTTTTGCATGGTATCGGTGATATGGCTGTAAATATCAAGCGTGGTTGCCGAAGACACATGGCCTATGGTTGCCGAGAGCGTTTTCACATCCATACCGTGCTCCAGCGCCATGGTAGCAAAGGTGTGACGCAGATCGTGAAAGCGCACCTTTTTACAGCCCGCCCGTTCCAAGATCAGTTGTAACCGTTTTCTAACCGATGACGGATTTCTCGGTCTGCCGTTATCCGTCGGTGACGGAAACATCCATTCCGAATCCACCGTTTCCTTATACGCCACA